GTCTTGATGCACAGAAGGACAAGCTAAGAAAATATGCAGAATTTCAAGATATGGAGATTGTAGGAGAATATTCTGATGAAGGACATTCCGGTAAGAATATAAAAGGTCGTCAGGAATTTATGCGGATGTTGAATGATATTGAAGATGGCAAGGACGGAGTTGATTTCGTCCTTGTATTTAAATTATCCCGATTTGGCAGAAATGCGGCGGATGTACTCAGCTCTTTACAGCTTATGCAGGATTATGGTGTGAACCTAATCTGTGTGGAAGATGGAATCGACAGTTCAAAAGAAGCCGGTAAACTGCTTATATCTATCATTGCGGCCGTAGCAGAGATGGAGCGGGAAAATATCAGAGTGCAGACAATGGCTGGGCGTGAGCAGAAGGCGAGAGAAGGTAAATGGAATGGCGGATTTGCTCCGTATGGATATAGGCTGGAAAATGGGGAACTTGTTATTGCGGAGGATGAAGTGGAAATTATTCAAATGATTTTTGACAGGTATATTCATACCAATGATGGAATCAATGGCGTGGCAAATTATCTGAACAATCATGGATATACAAAGAAGCTGCGTCAGAATGGAACAATACCGGGGTTCTCGGCCAGCTTTATCAAGAAGATAATTGATAACCCGGTATATATGGGGAAGATAGCATATGGACGCAGGCGTACAGAGAAGAAAACAGGAACCCGTAATGAAACTCATGTAGTGGAGCAATCAGATTTCCCTGTTTATGAGGGAGTTCATGAAGCAATTATTGCCGAGGAAGACTGGAAACTTGCACAGGAAAAGCGTTCAAAAAATAATTACAAGCGTGAAAAAATTCATGATCCGGAACATGCACATATTTTGTCTGGTATATTAAAATGTCCTTGCTGTGGAAAAGGAATGTATGGAAATATTGCTAAAGCAGGGCGAAAAGATAACAAGACCAGATATTACTATTATTGTAAGAATACCGTGAATGCTACCGGGCACAAGTGTACGTTCCGATGTAACATCGAGCAGACACAGATTGATGATATGCTTGCAAAGCTGATTACAGCAATGACAAAAGAAGGAAAATTCAAGGATGCCATTCAGGATAAAATAGGAGCAACTGTTGACACGACGGACCTGGAAAAGCAGTTATCTGTGTTAAATGCAAGTCTTCATCAGGCAGAGACTATTAAAACACGCCTTGAACAGCAGATGGATAATCTGGATGTTACAGATACCCATTACGATAAAAAAATAGTAGATTTGCAGAGACGATTGGATGCTCAATATGATAAAATAGATGAAGTGGAAGAAACAATGGCAGAACTGAAGTCTCAGATTTATGAGCTTAAGAAAAATCAGATTGATGCAGATAGCATATACGGATTTTTAGGTGCTTTTAATGAAGTGTATTCAGAATGTACGGATGCTGAAAAGAAACAGTTCATGCAGGCATTTATTGAACGTATTGACATATTCCAAGAAAGACGGGAAGATGGAAATTGGATTCAGAATATTAAGTTTCAGTTTCCAGTACCGATTATTAAAGAAGGCAAGGAAGTAGCACAAATCAAGGGAATTTCTTTGGACAAGGAGAAATCAGATGAGCATATGGTTTCCTTGGAAAAGTTATCAACACTTGAGACGGTATGTTTATTGTCCAAACTTCATGAGGCAAAACATCATGTGAAAGTGAAACTAGATATGGATGAGATGGATATCACTTCTGCTGAGAGCAAGGCCACATATGAGGAGATAAAGAAGTATGTGGCGGAGCATAATGACGGGATGAAGGTTTCGAATCTCTATATTGCTCAGGTAAAACGGAAATGTGGTATTGAATTGGCTGAGAATTTCAATTTGCCAAAGTCGGAGGATGCTAGACAGCCACGGTGCCCGAAGGAGAAGGAAGAGGCAATTGTGGAGGCACTGAAGGCGTTTCAGATGATATAAACATACTGGAGCAAGTTTATTTATAATTAAAATTGAGGTTTTCATATATTAGGATGGAACTTATACTTAATCAGAAGAGGTGATTTAAATGTGGCTAGAAACTAATAGATTGATTATTCGTTCCATACAGCGCGGAGACGAGATTATCTTTTCTGGTATGTCTCAAGATGGGAGTCTTAGTCAAGTTGGGTTTGATGCTAATTGTTCAGAGTGGATCAATGATTGGATTGAAGAGGCTTTAAAATTAACAAATAATGATAATCCAAGAGAAAATTATATACCTTGCACTGTTATACTAAAAGAAACAGAAGAGGTCATAGGCTCTGTTGGTTCTACATATTATGAAGATGTGGATAAGGTTGGTATTTGTTATTTTATAGGAACACCTTTTAGGAAAAAAGGATATATGACAGAGGTGATAAATGCATATGTTCAGTTTTTCTTTAAACAATATAGTGAGTCTGAAATAATAGCAACTATTCTCGATGCGAATACACCATCATGGAAAGTAGCAGAGAAATCTGGTTTCAAATTAATAGAAAAGAAAATGTACAAAGACATTGATGATGAAAAAGAAGAATTGGATTGTCAACACTTTTTCAGA